CCTGGCGAACCGGCGCAGCAGTTCTTTGTGAAGACAGAAATTGTTGGTGGCAACGCTGACTCGAAGGTGATTCTTTCGGGGACTCCGTTGCGCCGCTACCCGATGTAGCCCCTGTAGTGGGTGAATTTGTGGCGCCTGTGAACCTGGGAAAGGAGGGGATGACGGTTGTCGAAGTTTGAACGCGAAACAGCCGCATGGCAATCGGCCCTCCAGTCCGGCGACCCGAACAGGATCGCACGAACCGCGCGGGCGTTGGCGGAACGCAAATCGAAGGTAGACACGTCGTTCCGGTTCACGGTGTGCGACAAGTTTTGGCAGCCGATGGGCTCGGTTGGTGGCGACCTGATCGAGGCGTCGGGTGCTGACCCGCGCAACGATGTGGAAACCGGCCGGATCGTACTCAAAGGGAACAGTCCCCTTATCCCTTTGTTCATGGACTGCAAAAAGACGATGGTAGGTGTCATCGTCGAGACAGCGGGTTTGCGGTATGCGTTCTACACGAAGAACCACACCTACGAGTACCGTGACAGCGCATGGACCGGCACCGCTGAACTGCGCGGTATCCGCGACATCCTCAAATACTACGTGATTTGGCCGTCGTGGTGGCTGCCGATTCAGGCGCAGCCGTTCTCACACGCGGTGTTCGTGTGGGCGTTGCAAACCGTCGTTGAGAACATGGTCGCAGAATGCGCTCTGCGGTTGCAGTCCGGGTGGCTGGAGTTCATCAACAACGGCTTGTCGTTGAACCCGGATATCCGGGCATGGTTCGGCACTGTGTTGCAGGCGTTGTCGCGTGATGGGTTGTCGGTGCAGGCGTTTACCCGCATGCTGCGAACCCCGGTGTATGTGTCACGCACCAATCCGTTGTTGGACACGTCGCCGATGGTCGCGCGGACAGTGCGGATGGAAACCGTTCAGGCCGTCATCAAGGACGTTACCCAGTCGTACGGTGTGGATACTCGCATGGATTTGTGGCTGCCGGGTGATCCGCAGCCTGACCGGTGGGCGAACCTGGACCAGCCTACCTACGTGTTTTCCACAGTGGACCGGTCGCAGATCACTGGCCCGACGAAAACCGTGCTGGATTCGGTGCTGCGCACCACGATTGACCTTGGCGGGTCGCTGGGGGACATCTTCAAACCTGTCATCAAGCAGGTTCCCGGCATGGATGGCGTGTTTTATGCGCCCGCGTTGGGTGTGGATTTTGAGCAGCCGTACGCGTATTTCGTGGCGCCTGAGCCGGGTGAGGACACCGGCATCGATGCATGCACGATCACTGACCACACCCCCGAGGGTTGGCAGCACATCATTGGTGGGCGTTCCCCAAAGTGGTTGAACGACCTGATGAATGCCACCTTCGCATGGCTTATCGACTCGCTGATGATCGTCGTCGGATTCACCGGCATACCGTCCGATCTGCTGTCGGGGTTCCTGAACAACAGCTTCCTGGCGTTCCAGTTGATTCAACACTACGACCGCCGTGACGAAGTTGGCCCGTACCATCCGGCGATCGAGCGGTTCTATCCGACAGCCTCAGCGCCGTACAACATCGAGACAGTCTTTGCATTCATCAACGCTTTGTTTGATTCGCAGGGTAAGACGACGGCGACGGTGCAGTTCCGCAACGGTGCCCAGTATGCGTTGGGGCGTGACGTGTTTCGTGGCGGCCTGATGTCGTTGGTGTTCATGTCTCGTACCCGCATGGTGACTGACTACATCGAGAATGTGATGTGGCGGGTTACCCAGGATGAGCGGAAGGTTCTTCTGCAAATGGGGGATGGCCGTAAGTCGGAGGCCCCGTTGGCGAAGCATCAGCGGTTCATCACGGGGATTTTTGAAACGTTGTCGGTGCTCACACTGTCACCGCAGGGATAGCGTCCCCAATCCTATTTCTTCTGCAACTCGCCCAACATTGAATGGAGCGTGCCCTAATGTCGTGGCCTTTGAACCCCGCTGGGACTCATTACTTGTTTGAGGGAATCGTGGAGATTCCTGTCGATCCGACTGCTGGCGCGGCGATCCTCCAGTTGCGGCCGCAGGGCGGTATCGGTGTTGGCGTGCCCGCGATCGAGAAGGGCGAACCGGGTGTGCCGGCCACGTTCGATACGACAGTGAACCTGACGGAGCTGGACCCGGACGACCCAACCCCGGCGGAAGCGTCGTTCACCGAGATCACACCGCCGTCCACTTCCACGCCTGGCGTGTACCGGTTGAACCTCGCCCTGCACGCGGGTGCGAAGGGCGCGGATGGTGAGGCGGTGTGGGACCCAACGGATGTGGACCCGTCCCCAGTCGCGGGGCAGGTGCCGGTGGTGAACTCGACCGCTGACGGGTTCGTGTTGGCGGCGCAACGTGTGGGGGATCGGTATGTTCCGGCGTCGATCAGCAACACCGCCTCGGGCAATGCGAACTCGACTCTGGCCCAGGTGTCGATCCCGGCGCAGCCGTTCGATTGGCGGCCGCGCGTGCAGGGCTACACGGTCGTCACCGGTGAGGGAGCCGATGTTCGGGTTGATCTTGTGGCCCGTTTGAACGGTGAGACTGGCGGCAACGTGATCGGACGGTGCCCCGGTGTGGCGCAATCGGAGCGGCTGATCCTGGTGGCGGGACCTGCGGCGGGTTCATCGGATGGGTTTGATCGTGTGACGGCCGGTACACCGGCGACGATCTATTTCCGGTGTGAACGGCAAGCAGGTTCGGTGACGTACACGACTTCCGCTTCCACGTCGATGTTTTCGGTTGAGGTTCTTCCGCTGTCATGACGTCATCGTTTGATCCGTTGCCGGAGTGGGCGCATGCGGTGCCGTCTGAGCCGGGTATTCACCCGGAGCAGTCGGCGTTGCAGTGGCAGCGTCCGTTCACTGTTCAGCAGCTGCTTGAGATTGGTGAGCAGTTCATTGAACAGTTTTTGGCGTGGGTGGTGCGCGCTGTTGCTGGGGTGTTCATCCCTGGTGAGGCGTCGTTCGACCAGCTGCGTGATTGGGCATTGAACATCCCCATCCTCGGGGACATCATCGAGGCGATCACGGGTCTTGTTGGTGGCGGGATTGAGGAACTGACCCAGTTCTTCACGAACATCCGGAATTTCTTCCAGTCGATCAACTTCAACGATCCGAGCTTTAACCCCATCCAGGCTGCGGTGCAGCTGGTGAACATCATCATTGCGCCGCTGCGGAATCTGCTGCCCAGTCTGTTGACGATCCTGCCTATCGGTGGCATCTCGAATCAGACGCCGAACATTCTGCCCGCACCGAAGTTCCCTGAGGGGTCGGTCGGTAGCAATGCGGATTGGGTGGTGGACCCGTCGCATTCGCGTAGCGGTGACGGTACGGGCGCGGGGAAGGTTATTGCCGACGGCACGTTGAAGGCGCTGCGTTCGGGCCAGAATGCGGGGGATTTCTTCGCGGTCAGCGAGGGCCAGACAATCACTGCCCGGGTGTTTGTGTCGCATGAGGGGTATGTGGGTACCGGCGCGCCGATCCGGTTGCAGGTGGTGCCGTACATCGACGGCGTTGCACAGGCCCCTGTGGATTTGAACGCGTACGCCCCGCAGGATCAAGATTTGGCGTGGCCCGGTAAGGAGTTGTCAGGGGAGTATCGGGTACCCGCCGGGGTGACTGGTGTGCAAACCCGGTTCGTGGTGACCGAAGACGCCACTGCGGGCACGTTCTGGTGGGATGACGCCGAGGTCAAGCAGACCGGCGTTATTCAGCAGTCGTGGGTCGAGGGTCTTCCGGAGATTCTGCAAACCTTGTTGGCCCGGGTGCAGTTGACGATTGACACGGTGGTGTCGGCGATCCGCGGCGGCGTGCAGACCGTTGAGAACACGCTGGAGGATTTGTTCGACGCTTTGCGCAACATCTCCCCCGAGTCGATCGCCGGCATGCTGGGGCCAGAGAATCTGCGGGAAACCATCGAGAACATCGTCAACAGCATTGTCGGTGGCCTGGTAGGCCTTCCGGGTATTGGTGCGGGCATCGCGGACCTGTTCAACGTGTTGCAGGAGATCGCCTCGCGTGCCAGCTTGGGGTTGTTCTCGTGGGACATCCTTGGCATCAGGACCAACAAGCCCGTCGATAGTGGTTTGTTGCCGTCGGAGCGGTCCAACTTCCCGCTGTCGAATGTCACGACGTGGCTGGAGGCCACGCAGGGCAATTCGCTCATCGGCGTTGACTTGATTGAAGAGTCGATGCCGCTGGGCGTGGTGTCGTGGATCGGCTACGGCCTTTCAGGGATCACCGAGTTCTACGTCAACATCTGGAAGGTCGACTTGACGTCGGGCGACTGGACGCTGGTGCACCATTCCCCGAACATCGTGGGGCTTTTGGGCGGCACGGCCGCGCCCGGGGAGTTCATCTCCTACGAGCTGGATGACCCGGTTCCCGTGGTGGCGTCTGAGGCGTACGCCTATGAGCTTGTCCCGGTGGGCGGTACGCATTATGTGCGTGGCCGTGTGGCGGACTTGCCGAATCATCCGACGTCGCAGATTGTGTCGCTGGCGGCCACCAGAAACAACACGTCGCCGGATAGCCCGCCGTCGTCGATTGTGAAGGCGTCGGTGACCCGCTCGGGCGATGTGCCGTGGGTGAGTATCGCCGTGGATACGGGTTCCGGCGGTGATCACCACGACCCGATGAAAATCTATCTTGGTACCGCGGCCACGGTGTTCCCGGTGCCGAACTGGGTGAACTACATCGACCCGGTTGCGGTCGGTGGCGGTGGTGGTGGCGCGCAGGGCTGGGCGTTGGGCATCAACGGTCAGGCAGGCCAGCCCGGGAAGTTCAACGCCACCACATGGGTGCGCGGTGAGCATTTCGGCGACAACGCCATCATCACCCTCGACCCGGGCGCTGGTGGCGTGGGCGGTCCGGGTGACGGCGCGGCCGGCGGTAACACCACGTTGTCTATCTCCACGCCCGGGGGTGACACGTATTCCATTGTCGCCGAGGGCGGCTCGGCGGGTACCACTGAAGGATTTCTGTCGAAACCTGTTGGCCGAGGCCCGGGCACGTTCACGTTCAACGAGCAGGACTATGTGGGCGGCGTTGACCAGAAGGTCATGGGCGGCCACGGTGCGCCCGCTGGTGGTGCCGGTAACGGCGGCAAGGGCTCGTTGGCGGCCTTTCAGTCCGGCGGAAATGGCGCTCCTGGTGGAGGCTGGGTGTTCTTCCGGCCCGACCCGCTGCCTGACCCTGACCCGGATTTGACGCCCCCCACTGCTCCGACGTTGGTGGAGCTGGTCGATTCAACTTTCAGCACTCTCACGATCACGTGGTCTGGAGCTACTGACGTATGACAATCAAAGGGTATTTCGTTTACGCGAAAGAAAAGGACGCTTCAGGCGATTTCGTTCAGTTGAATCCCGACCCGGTGCTGCCGCCGTACAGGACGAACGGTTTGAAGTCGAACACCACGTACGAGTTCTATGTGAAGACGGTGGACAACGCCGGCTGGTTGTCGGACCCGTCGGATACCTACGAGTTCACCACTCCCGCGCACACTGCGGGTGATTTGTTGTCGCCGGAGGACCAGGCGATGGTGGATTTGATTGTGGAGCAGTCCCGCGCGGAAACCGGCCAGCCGGGCGTGATGTTGCAGATCACCGGTCCGCGCGGGAACTATGCGAAGGCGTACGGCACCACCGTGGGCGGCACGGTTCGCCCGTTGACGTTGGATGACCACTTCCGCATGGGTTCATCCACGAAGATGTTCACCGCGATTGCGTTCTTCCAGGCTGTCGATAAAGGGTTGATCTCTTTGGATGACACTCTGGAGCAGTACGTTCCGGGAATTCCGAACGGTACCGCGATCACGATGGGGCACATGCTGTCCATGCGGTCAGGTATCGCGGAGTACACGGCGGGTATCAACGCGCTCTGGGTCACGCTGTTTCCGACGTGGCCGTGGACGGGCGCGAAGGACTTCCTGTCAACGATGAAGGGGCCGTCAAACTTCTATCCCGGCACCGACTACCTGTATACGAACTCCAACTTTGCGCTGATCGGGATGGTTCTAGAGATTGTTGACCCGGCCCATCGGCCGATCAAGCAGATCTTCAAAGAAGACATCATAGACCCTCTTGGGCTGACGGAAACGTCATGGCCGCCGATCGGTCCAGTTCCACCCCCAGCGTCGATCGCTGACACGTTCAACCCGAACTTCCTCGACGCTGCCGGGGCGCTGGCGACGAACATCAACGACTACACGAAGTTCGCGGAGGCGTTGCGGGACAACGCGATGGGCCTGTCGCCCGAGTCGTATGACGCGTGGCTGTCAACGTTCTGGAAGCATCCCACGGGGTGGGACCCGTACGCGAACGGGTTCTACATTCCTTCCGAGTATTACTACGGGTACGGGATAGAGTCGTTCGGAACGTGGTTCGGGCATCCGGGACTCTTTTCGGGTGGCTGGTCGTCCACGATTTTCTTTGAGCGGGACTCGGGTGCGACATTCACGCTGCACGAGAACTCGAATACCTCCAACCCCCCGGCCGCGGGCTATACCCGCATTTGGGTGCGGGTGGCGGAGTATCTGTATCCCGGAACGATTACGAATGACCAGAACTGGCCGGTGCCGCCGGAGCCGGTGGATGTTGGGTTTGATGCCGTGTCGGGGGCTGGGGCTGGTGTCGGTAGCGCCACTGTGAACTTCAAGGCCTCCGAGGGGGCCACGGTGTTCGCGGTGGTGGCGTGGGACCGCGCGGGCTCAGCCCCGTCGGCCACGTATGGCGGCGCCGGCGGTGTACTTCTCGGGTCCGTTTCGCACGATGGCGATCCGGCGAATGGAGGATTGGCGATTTTCCGCATGGAGAACGCAGGCTCCGGCGTTGCTCGCCAGATGAAGGCCACCGGCCCGGGCTGGGTGAGTGCGTATGCCATTTCATTCAACGATGTTGTGTCCGTGGGAACCCCCACGTTCGCCCACGGTAACGGTACTGCGCACAGCCAGTCGGTGACGGTACCGAGCGGGGTGACGCTGCAGGCGTTCTCGGCCGGGGCCGGTGGAGTGTCGTCCCACAAGATCGAGACGATCATAGGGGCGCGTTTGCGCGCGGAGCAGTCGGGGATCGCCCCGCCCCTGTGTGTCAACACGACGACCAGGACGGGAACGGTGAGCGCCACCTCGTCGCAGCCGAATAAGTGGGCTGGCATGGCGGTGAACTTGCAGATTGGGGGATGAGCGTGGCCGTTGGCTGGTGGGCTGAGTCCCACGTCTCATTCGGCGTCACCATCACTCCTGAGGTGGGATTCCGCTACGGCGGTCCGAAACAAGAGTTCGGCGTCACCCTCACCCCCGAGATCGGCATGGCCGCCGTGGCGCACAACCGTGCGAGTTTCGGTTTGTCGGTGCCGGTTTCGCTGGGGATGGGGGCGGCCAGCCACAGCAAGGCGTCGTTCGGTCTGGTGTTCGCGCCGTATATCGCGATGCGTGGTCCGGCGGCGTTCGAGCCGGTGTTTCCGTCCGAGGATTTGTATCCGTCGGTGTCGCTGTTCCCGACGCCGCGCGCGCAGTCCCCCGGATTCGGGTTGTCGTTCACGCCGAGCCTGGGGTTCGAGGCCGCGCCGAAGTTTGCGCGGTCGTTCGGTATCGAACTGGACCCGCAGGTCGGCATGGGTACCGCACTCGGGTTCACGAAGGGCTTCGGGATCGAACTGTCCCCGCAGGTTGGAATGTCCGGCGCGGAGCGGTATTACCGCGAGTTCGAGCTGACATTCGCCCCCGAAATCGGTATGGACGCCGTGGGTAATGACGGTGTTGACCCGGTGGCGTTCGACGCGGTAACCATGTCCCAGCAAGCGATATCGACGATCTCGTTCAACCACACGGCCACCGCCGGAGCGTCGGTACTGGTGTCACTGGTTGTACAGGGCAGCGACACGATCGCCTCCGTCACCTACGACGGATCGGCAATGACGCTTATCGGCAGCCAGGCCCTAAACAATAACCCTAGCCAAGGTTCTCAACACCTGTACGTCATTCATGGCGTTGCTGGCGGGTCGAAACAGGTGACGGTCAACAAGCCCACCGGCTTCGGGTGGGTGGGGGCCGTCGCCGCCTCCTACCTGAACGCCACCGCCACCGGAACCGTGCAAAAGGCTTACGGGAACAGTGGTTCGGCAAGCCTGTCGGCGTCCGCCCCGGGAGAAGGCGGCCGAGTCGTCGTTTCGTTCGCCAACATGGAGAACCGGACATTTACACCTTCCGGCGGAACAAATCGGTTCTCGGGTTCGGGCCTGTTCCCCATCCTGACCATCAGTGACGCGACGACGGCCACCACATTTACTGCGACAAGTTCGTCTGGACCATGGGCCGCGATGGCTGTTCCCCTCAACCCGGTATAACTCGAAAGGAAACAATCATGGGTATTCCCAACGCAACTCACAAGGCGGCATCGGACGCTATCGCCGCTCTTGGCGACTGGATCAGTGTGCATACCGGAGCTGCTGGCACCACAGGGGCGAATGAAGCCACGGGTGGCGGCTATGCGCGGGAGCAGACGTCGTGGACATCAGGCTCCACGGGCACCAACACCGGTGACGAGGTGGAGATTTCCGTCGCCGCTGGCACCTACGTGGAGGGCGGCATCTGGTCGGCCAGCTCGTCGGGCACCTTCGTCGGTTCGGAAGCTTTCGACGACGGTGACGTGGAGGTGTCCGGTTCGGGGGCGAGCATCTCGGTGACGCCGCGAATCGTGGCGTGAAATCCCAGATAGGGGAACATGTTGAATATCAAAACTGATCATCAGATCGTCGTGTTCGGCAACGACATGATGGGTTTGTTTGACCGTGACGGCACGCTGATTGTGCAGGCAGCCCGCGTGGTTGGCGGGTGGGAGGTCACCGCCGAGGGGCGGCCCCCGGCCACTGTTGTGGACAGGTCTTCGGCGATCACCGAAATGATCAACACCGCCCTCGCGGTGCTTCCGGGTGACGGTTATTCGTGCCTGGTGCCGAGGGGTTTACGGGCGCAACCCTAGGAGGGGTTTGGTATGGCTTATTCGAAGCAGTCGTGGGAGAACGTTCCCTCGACGAACACCCCGTTGTCGGCGGACCGTCTCAACCACATCGAGGACGGTATCGAAGGGGCGCATGAGGGGCTGGACGATAAAGCCGACCTCGCCCACGACCACGTTTTGGCCGATGTTACCGATGTCACCTCTACTGGCGCGGCTATTGCTGGCGCGGCGGATAACGATGCAGCACTGGAGGCTTTGCAGCCGGAGTTGGACAACAAGATCCACGAGATCGTCGACTACTACGCGACCAACGAGTTGGATGTTCAGGTGGATGCTTCCGATGTGGTGTCGGGCACGCTGAGCATTAATCGCATCCCCGTGGGTAGTAGTGGTTCCACGGTGTGTGTTGGTAATGATTCGCGCTTGTCGGACCAGCGGACACCCTTGGACAACTCGGTGACCCTGGCCAAGATTCAGGACGGTGCGATCACCAACGCGAAGATCAATACCGGCGCGGCGATTGCGAAATCGAAGCTGGCTTCGGATGTGCAAACCTCACTGGGTAAAGCGGATTCGTCGGTGCAGAAGTCCGGCAGCGCGTCCGGGATGTGGATGGGCACCACCCTTCCCGGTAGTGGAACCGCGGGTGTGTTGTACGTGGTGGTGCCGTGAAAGTTTGGAACGGCACGGCGTTCGTTGACCCCACTGCGTTCAAGGTGTGGAACGGGTCGGCGTTCGTCAACCCTGAGTTGTACACGTGGAACGGGACCAGCTTTGACAAGGTGTGGCCCACGTTCACCCCGTTCAGCATTTCCAGCGAAGACCCCGGATACACGGATATCTACGACGAACCGGTACCCGAGGGCGCATCCGGTTGCTGGGTCACCCTTGGCGGCGCGGGCGGCGGTGGCGGGTCGGGGCGCAGAGCCAACTCCGGCTACCGCTACGGCGGCGGCGGTGGTGGTGGCGGCGGCTACATCGGCCGCGTCTGGATTCCACGCGCATCGCTCGGCTCGACGTATACCCTCGTCCGGGGCCTCGGTGGCGCCGGTGGAGCGCGGGCGGCGGGATCGTCCAACGGCAATAACGGCACCGCCGGCGGCTCGACTGTGTTCTCGTCCGGCAGCGTTTCCCTGACGGCTAGCGGAGGGGCAGCAGGCGCGAGGGGAACTAACTCGTCGTCCAGCGGAAGCGGCGGGGCCGGCGGTACAACCAGCATCTCCGGCATATCCGCAACAGGCTATACAGGTGGCAAAGGCGGCAACGGCGGTAGTAACCCAACTAGCGGGGAGAGCCGTTCAAACGGTGCGGGCGCTGGCGGTCGGGGGGCTGGAGGCGTCCTGTCCAACGACAACAGCATCAGCGGCGGTAGCAACGGAACCAGCTCCGGCCCCGCGGGGAACGGCGGCGGGGGGACCGCCGGAGCCATAAACACGGGCGGATCAAACGCAGGTAGCGGCGGTGACGGCTACGTCATGATCGAGTGGGAATAACTCGCTAACGGTTCGGGTCACCAGCAGCGCGGAGTTGATACACACGCTGCTTGGAAATCTTCAGGGCGCGGCCAATGTCATGCCACGTGATGCCGTGGACAGTCATCGCCTCGTAGACGAGGGCAGCCAGTTCGGCATCAAGCTCGGCGATAGTCGCTGCGCGTTTCTGCCGGTTGGCGATCATGCGGTCGATGATTGTCACATCTAGGAGTGTATCTCAAAGAAACACTTGTGCACGTGGTCAAACGCGGTTAGACTCGCGTTCATCAACTTGAGACACCGCCCGGCGGGGCGAAGGCCTGAGAAACCAACCCCGCCGGACGGCCCACCCCCAACAGGAGGCCCACCAATGCTACGCACCACCACCGCGACTGTCTTCGCAATCGCCGCACTCGCACTCGGAATACCCGCAGTCGCTGATGCCGCACCCGCCCACTGCGCGAATCACGGCACCGGCCACGGGCAGATCTACAAGCACGCATGCGCCACCGGCAGCGGCGGCGCAGGAGCCGACTGGACATACGCCACCCACGCCGACGGCACACCCAAGATGGACGGCACCAAACACATCTACAAGTGCGTACGCCACTGCGGCGGCGGCCGCCACCACGTCGAAACCACCGACACCTGGTGACCCGCCATGAAGATCCACGTTCAATCCCGCGGCCCCGCCGGCTGGAACGCAACAGTCCTCTTCACCACAGGAACCGTCCTGACTGTCGCTGACGACCAAGGTCGCAGGCACCTGATCGACACGTCCCGCGTCAAGGTAAGGAGACTGTCATGACCAAGCCCCTGCCAAGCAGGTGCACTGTGAAACGCATAGCGGGGGCGATCGGAACCGGACTCCTCGGCGGTGTCGCCCTCACCGGACTCATCTCGTGGATGTTCGCCACAGGACATCCAGCGATCGACTTCTTCATCGAACGCGACACCCTCTTCTACA